GGTTTTTCTTCCGGAAGATCTTCTAATAAAGAAGGTATTTCTTCAGTAAAATCTGGGACGTCAGCAAAATCAAATTTTAATTCTTTCATAGCAATTACTCCATATAGTATAAGGTATTTTAACATTATTATACTATAAAAAAGCTAAAATAGCAAGAATTATTTCTTCTGAATGGGGAATTTGATTGAATTTTCGTCAAGAACTATTTCTCGTTAAAATATAATAAGTTGAAAAAAAGTGCTTGACGAAATTAAATTTGTAGGTTACATTATACTCTAAGTGTTGTTTGGAACTTCGCTAAAGCTCGTTCCATAAACATTAAAGTCTCAAGATAGGATTACTGCGTAGCAGATCCTCGAAGAGGATTAAACTAGTGAATACTATATCCTTCTGGCGGAATATCTGTTTCAGCTATTATTGTTTCTTTAATTTGTTTAGCTAATGTTGATTCGGGATCTAGATATTCCAATATTGCATCAAGATAACGATATCCAAATTCAATAGATGAATAGGAAACAAATAAAATATGATCCATTGGAATAGGTGCTTCTTGAAGAGGAAATGCTTCTAAAGGCATCCAATCAACCATAATAATTTCTTCGGTTTCATTTTCAATATCAATGGTAGGATAAAACGTTTTTGGGTATTTTATTATTACAGTATTGGATTCTTTATCTTGATAATAAAATCCAATTAAGTCTTCACCAGTTTTTAATCTAACAATTTTAATTTCAAATTTTTCGGTCATAATGTTTCCATATCCACTTTAATAATTTTATAATCAAATTTTTCTTCATTGTAAATCTTGATTCTTTCTTGGAAATGTGTTAGAGTATAATTTTGATGCTTCTTATACCGTAAATCATCAGCAAGGTCATATAATACTGCTTCATCTTTATTTTCATTTAAACGTAAAACGCGACCAATAGCTTGGAGGTTTCTTATTCTAGATTTAGAAGGGCTAGCAAATATAATATTATGTAGGTTTTTAATATTAGTTCCAGTAGACACTGTTCCAACAGAACCTATTAAAATTACATTATGTTCAGTCTCCATTGCCTTTCTAATTTCTTCTCTTTCTTCAGCCTTAATATTACCATGAATATAATATATCTTTTTATTAACAGCATGTTTTGAATTTGAAATTAAGTCATATAGTACATCTCCATGTTTTTCAACATATTGATATAATAATAACGTATTCCCTTTTAATGATAATGATAGATTCTTAATAAATTTATTTCTACCAGCATTAGCAATTAAATATTCTAATTCTTGTTGATACTTTAAACCTTTAGATAATTTACACGTTTCCTCGGGATATTTTAGTACGATACATTTAATGCTTAGTTTCGTAACTTGTTTGTTATCCATTAATTGTTTGGTTGTAATAACTTTTCTAACTTGACCAAATAAACTTTCTAATTGCAATGAATGTATTTTTTGTCCATTTAGAGTTCCAGTAACCCCAACTCGATAATCGGCATTAATACATTTTTGTACAATACCAGTTAAACTATTTGCAGATGCTAAATGAGCTTCATCGCATAATACAAAATCAAATTGATCGAAATAAGTTCGACTTTTATGATTAAACAATGATTGCCACGTGCTAATGTATAGTTGTTTGTCGGCATTTTTATCTTGACCGGCAAATATCATATGAATATGTTTATTTACATCCCATCCATTATGGCTTGAATAATCAGCAAAATCTGATGTAAGCTGATGGCATAATGATGTGTTTGGAACCAACAGTAAACCTTTCTTTCTTTTATGTGCTAACAAATATCTAACAATAATATAAAGGATACAACTTTTACCTGAACTTGTCGGGGATAATAACATTAAACGTTTTTCATTAAGAAAATCGAGAACGCCTTTAAATTGATAATCTCTAACTTCAATTTTCTTTCCATTAGAATGAATATTTAATGTAGTAATAAATTTGTGCAGCTCAGTGTCCGTAACTGGGTCGTAGTTATCTTTATAATTGTGTTCTATAGTATAACCTCTATCTTTAGCGAATGCTTCTAATTGAGGGATTAAACCAATAAAAAACTCCATATCTCCATTTGGTAATATTTTTGCTAAACGAACTTTTCCATCCCAGAGTCTCGATTTAAAACTAGGCATAAATTTATATCCAGTAGCAAAGAAAGAAAAGTAATCGCTTAATTCTTGCGCAATCCCCTTATCGCATTTAAGGATAGCATAAGTTTCATTATGTTTTTCGATTTCAATTATCATTTTAATTTCCTGCTAGGAATCTTGTATATGTCATGTATTCTCTTAATTGCCAAGTTCTGTTACCGAGCTCTTTAATTATTGCCTCACAAACATATATACATTCCTCATAGTAGGCTTTCTTTTCAAGAATTTTTATTAAAAAATCGTCAGCTTCAAGATAAGTATCAATATTACCTTTGGTGCCGATCTTTAAGTCGAACTGATCCCATCCATACTCGTCCAAGGTTTCCTTTGCAAGATTTCCTAGGTAATACTCCCTACGAATTTTTTTCATCTTTGCATGGTCGAATTTTGCTTTCTGTGCAGCGAGTCTATGCTGAGAAAGAATCTCGACATATTTCGCATGCAAAAGAGGGGTATTTACTAATTCTTGGTGAGGTTTAGATTCGTCGATTTGACTATCTGATTTCCAATATTCTATAATTGTATCAAGTTTTATCATATTAAATTCTCAAATAAACACTATAAAAATATATATAGGGTCTAATTTTTTACCATATTCCATCAACTATTGTTGTTAAGTTATATCGTTTAAATCTAAATGTTGCTGTGGCTGTAATAATAGTAGATGAATTTAATCTAACATCTAATGGAATGCTTGAAAGATATACTGGAAACACATCAATAAATTGAACTCGCATCTTAGGTTTATCGTCTGCCGCTAGAGTTGTTAAAACTGCATCTGCATATTGTGGAGTATTAATAAACTCATATTGGCTATATTTAGAAAGTTTATCTAAATTTTCGTAATCCTGAAAAGATTCTGCCTGAGTATATCCTTTTATCCAATAATAAATATTAGCCCAAGATTTTAATTCTTCATCAACAAGAAATGTAACTTCTAGATCTTCATATTCCATTTTATCACCTGGAACACCCATATCCCTAAATGGAGATAATTGAACGGTACTTTGAGAGTTAACTCCTGGAATATTAACAGCTTGGCAAAAAAATTGCATTGCCGGTAATCTTGGTATAGAAAATAAAAATTTAGCAGACTGCAATAAATTGGTGTTACATATATTTGTATCGTTAAGTGCCATGTAAGTCCTTGTTTATATAGGTTTTACTATATTTATAAATTCTAAATACAAATAATGCTTTACTTTTTTTAATTAATGTAGTACAATATAAGTGTAATCTTTAAAATAGGGGGATAAATGGTAAAAATTGTAGTGTTGAAACCAGAAGAGGTAACGTCAAGACCTGATTTGGTTGGTAAATGGCTAGATGAAAGTCATTATAAAATATTAGTTGAAGAAGATTTGGATGTATATCTTCCTCCAGATTGCGCAGAGTTTGCTGCCGAAGAAAACTGCGATCATAATATGGAATGTAATTCTTGTACAAAAGGCTTGTCAGAAAAAAATATCGTATTTAAATTTCGTAAAAACTTTTTTACTAAAGAAGAAGCTGATGCTGCTTATGCAGGTTTACGAGATGCAGCTGTTGAAACTCAAAATAGAGGAATGGCTGGTGGTCCAAGAACTGCTACATGCGCAGGAAGAGAATGGGTTACTGATGAACAATTTGATTTATTAGAATTCTTTGCACATAAAAATTCGACTTCAGTATTTGGCGGATATACGCCAAAGGCAGATGTTGATTTAATACGAGCTAAGTATAAAAATCTTAAATCTGATGATAGTCGTGGTGTCGTCTGGTTGACTGAGCAAATCAGAGCCGAACAATTTGTATTTAATGATTTTATTGATAAATTATGCACCTTAACTATTGATGAAGCAAAAGCTGAAGCTCAACGAGTATTAGATAAATTGATTAGTAAAACGACTTATGCTAATGTCGTAAATTCTGGTATTGCTGGGTGGTATGATAGATATCCTAGGATCCCTTTTGGTAGACCAACTACATATACGAGAGATAACCTAGAAAAGTTTGCTAAATCATATCCATTCTTACAATCTTTAGCTAAAGGTTTTAAAGATATGCTGCCATGGCGTTATGGTAATCAAAAACGTGCTGCAGAATCGATCGATCAAAGATTTGTTGTACCGGATACTCCATTTACGACAATTACAGTAAATAAAAACTTTCGAACCGCTGGCCATTACGATCCAGCTAATATGGAAGATGGATTCGCTAATCTATGTGTAATGTCAAATAATGATCAATATGAGGGATGTTATTTGGTATTTCCTGAAATAGGTTATGCTGTTGATATTAGACCTACTGATTTATTGTTAGTAAATAATCAAGCTGGGTTACATGGTAATACTGAATTAAAACTAAAAGATCCAGATGCAGAAAGAATTAGTATGATTGCGTTTTTCCATGAAGGTATGTTAACGCTTGGTACTTATGATTACGAGAATACTCGCAGAGAATTTATTGATAGCCGTAGATTAAATCCAAATCATCCAGACCAAAGATATCGTTGGAATGGTATTACTCCTGGATTATGGGAATCAGATGAATGGATTGATTACTTGTTAGCTCAACCGCAAGGCAAAGGTTGGTTAGAATCCTATCACAAAGATTTGTATGACCGTAGATTCGGTAATAGTTTAGATAACTTTTTTTAAGGTAGATTATGAAATTGAATATTGCAATTCCTTCGTATAAACGATCTGATACGCTTAGAGATAAAACTTTAAGTGTATTGGAAAAATATAATGTAGATCCAAATACAGTAACAATCTTTGTTGCTAATGATGCCGAAAAGACTGCATACGAAACATCATTAAAAGATAACATTTATAACAAAAATATTGTTGTGGGTGTTGTTGGTATGGGACCAATTAGAAACTTTATTAGAAATTATTATGATGAGGGGGAATTTGTTGTAAATTTTGATGATGATTTATCGAGTATTATGCGCAAAGCTCCTGCTGATGAAAAGAAA